GATGGTGACACCGGCCCGGGGGCAGGGCCCGCCGGCCAGTGATGCGGCCGTGATTGCGACAGCCATTTAGCGTCCCCTCCGTTGGTACTGCACACTGGTGTCGGCGGCGTGGATGCGCTGGTCGGCGCGCCCGTCGACCTGGGCGAGCAGATACTCACCTGTGAACGGGTTCTGCACGTAGATCGGCGGGAGCTGCGCGGCCTGCTGCTGCTGGGCCGGCCACTTACCGGACCGGTTCGCCTCCAGCAGGTTCCCCGCCCCGAGGGAGGCCACGGAGGCACGTTTCATGACGATCTCGCCGGGGGTGAGCATCGCCGGGACCGTATCCGTGCCCTGTGGGGTGAAGGATGGGAACCCGCCGCCCGCAAGGTAGTTGACCATGCCGCCGTGGGCGTACGCGGTGGGCTTGTCGGAGCCCTTCGCGTCCCCCCTGCCGGTGTTCACCGATTGGGAGGTCTGCACATCCACGAACACTGTCTTGTTGTGCAGGGAGTCGAGCAGGAACTTCGTGTACGCGATCTTGGCGTTAGCCGCGGCAGTGTCAGCGTCCAGCTTGGTGTTGACGGCCGTGGGGATCTGGAACAGCTTGTCGATGTACGCCGTAACAGCGGCCCGGTTAACGCCATGGGCCACGGCGTTGTCGATGATCTGCTGACGCATCGACGCATACTGCTGCTTCGACTGTGCAGTGGCGTTCTGCAAGCCGCCGTTAGCCTCGATGACCCTTTCAAGGTTGGTGACCTGCCCGTTGAGCTGACCCCGGAGCGCGACCGACGCCGCGGACATGTCCCCGATGCTCGCTGTCGTGAACGTGATCTTATTGCCAGCCTTGTCCACATGGGTAGTCATGGTAACCAGCGACGAATCGAACGCGTTCTGAGCCTGAGCCGCCGAGATGGTCTTCCCATTCAGGGCGTCCCAAGCCTGCTTCAACAGCCCGGCTGCATCGTTCTGCAAGACCATGTTCGCCGTGGTCTGGGCGAGTTGATCGGCTGTCGACTGCTGCGCAGCCGTCGCCGCCTGATAGCCTGCCACGGTCGTCCCGTACTGCGAGGCGAGACGCTGAAGCTCCACCGTCTGCGTGGTCGTCGCCGCGGTCATGTCGGCGTTGATTTGCTTGCCGCGCTCGATGGAGGACCGCTGGGTGCCAAGCGCATTAGTGACCGTGTCGATGGCGCCGCCCATTTTGTTCTGGGCATCCGTGGCGATGTAGATGCCCGTGCTGCCGTCAACGACACCCTGGGACCAGTCGTTCTGGAATTCGCGGCCCCGCTTGATCGCATCGTTGACGATGTCCTGAGCCCCTGCGACACCCATGAGCGCATCTGTTAGGACTGTCTGGGACACCCCAAGGGTGCGCGCCGCGTCGTATGCGCCAGCATCAGACAATGCCTTCGCGGCTTGAAGCCGGACGTGTTGGCCAAGGGCCTCGTTGTCGTCCCTTAGCGCCTGCGTGTAGTCCTGGAAGGACTGTGTTCCCTGGTCCGTGCCCTGCGCGGCTGTCACTGCCGCGAGGCCGATGCCTGCGAGGGCTGCGACGAAGATCCCAACGACGGGGATGGCGAGGGATGACTCGACACCGAACCATGCCATTGCCGCCCCGGCGATGCGGAGGGCTGGGGCGATGGTTGTGGCTGTCGTTACAAGCCCTGCGAGGACCGGGAGGGGTAGGGAGGACAGCCCGTCGGAGAGGGCCGTGAGGAACCCGATCACGACGGGCCCGAGGGGTGCGAACGCCGCGAGGATATGCCCCGCCGTCGTCACCAAAGACTCGATCAGGTGCATCACCGAGGGAAGGTTCTCGATGGCGTAACTGACGAACTGCTGGAACCCGTTCGTGTTAGAGAACGAGGTCAGCCACGTCACGAACTTGGACAGTTCGACCCCGCCCGCCTGCAAGAGCGGATTCATCTGCTGGAGCCCGTCCAGGACACCGCGGAGGGCTGTGGATCCCATCTGCCCGAGAAGCCCGGAGAACTGGCCCGTGATCTGCGTCAGGAACGGCATCTTCGTGTTGATGTCCCCAACGGCCTGGTTGAAGCCCCCAAGCATCCCGTTCGCGGACGTCGATGCGAGCTGATCGAGGTTGCCTTTCAGCGCGCCGAGCCCGGTGGCGTAGGCGTTGCCGGCAGCATCGCCATCGACCATGGCGTCCTTGATGCCCTTGATTGCCAAGACGCCGGAAACAGCCATGACACCGAACGCGGCGCCCAACCCAACAGCGCCCGCAGCGATAGGGGCTGCTGCCGCGAGGATAGCCGGGGCCATCGCAATCAGGACACCAATACCGGAGATGTGGCGTTGGTTAGCCTGTGTGGCCCGGTTAGTTGCTTCGGTGCTCTTCTCAGTTTCGTCGGTCGACTGGTGCCGGAGGCCTGCGAGTTTCGCCTCAGCATCTGATTCGGCGTTCGTTGCCCGGGCCAGTGTGAGGCGTGCGCCGGCTGCTTGTACGGAGTCTTCGCCGTACTTTTTTGAGATTTGGTCGAGCTTTTCCTGTGAGATCGCGGAACGCTGGTACGCGGCGTCGAGGTTCCGTTCGGCAAGGGCGACGGCGTCCAGCTTCGCCAGGGCGGGCCCGACGTTCGCGTCGACCTTGACCGTTGGTTCGAGCGCTCCGACCTCTTTGGCTTCGACCTTCGCCTCGGCCATGCCCCGCTTAAAGTCGGAGTCGTCAACGGTGAGTTTCGCGTCGATGCTGCCGGTGGTGGTGGGCCCGCTCATGGGTTACGCTCCCTGCTGTGTCGGTTCGTCGTCGGGTCGGAGGGCGCGCCACAGCCGGGACTCGGTTTGCAGGAGCCCGCCGACAAAGTCGCGGAACTCCGCCCAGGTCAGGGCGTCCCGGTGGAGGCGGATCCCGTACTCGGAGCCGAAGTCGGCGACGATCAGGGGGAAGTGGGTGAGGATTTCTTCCCACGCGACCGGGGCGCCGGTGTCTTCGGGGCGTTCGTACCAGTCCCAGAGGCCGGTGGCGGCGTCGTAGTCGCCTCGTCCGTGGGGGTCATCAGGGCCAGTACCTCCCGGGCCGCTTCCCGCATTGCTTTTGGGACGCCGTGCTCCCACACTTCCTCCGCCGAGTCGCGGCCGGAGGTGAAGTCGGTGTAGGCGGTGAGCCAGACCCGGTCCATGACGTCTCCGCCGACCTTGTCGTCCAGGAGCTGCTGGTAGGCGTCCCCGAGGAGGATGGTGTTCAGCTCTTCCGGGGTGAGCGGTTCCCCGCCGGACTTGGACGCGTGGATCCGGAGCCCGTCGGCCATGCTGATCACGGGCAGGGTGTATTCCTTGCCGCGGACCGGGATGATCAGGGGGCCGATGATGTCTTCGTAAGGGCGCAAAGCCATGGTGAGAGTCCTTTGTGAGAGTGAGGTGTGAGAGTTGGGGTGGTACGGGGGCGGGCCACTCTCACGCAACCCGCCCCCGGGTCAATGACGGCTAGGCGCCGCGGGTGTAGGCGTACGCGGTCGAGACGCCGGCGGCGTTCGTGACCGTGATGTTCGCCGCGCCCGCAGTGCCGGTCGGGACAACAGCCTCGATGAGGGAGTCGGAAATGACGTCCCAGGTCGTGGCGTTGACCGCACCGAACTTGACACCGGTCGTGGCGATGGTGCCGGTGAAGTTCGCGCCCGTGATCCGGACCAGCGTGCCCACAGCGGCGCCGGACGGGGTCGCGGAGGCGATCACCGGCACCGCAGCGGCAGCGTACGGGTTCGTAATGTCGGACAGGACACCGTCGCCCTTGAACGAGGCGGTGACTTCCTCAACATCCGCGACACCGGTCTTGGACTGGTTCCAGTCCACCAGGGCCCGGCCGGACTTCGCGCCGGCGGCACCGTTGCGGTCATACCAGCGGATGTACACGCGGGCCGCGTCGCCGAACTGGAACTGCGCGGCCCGGACAAGCTCCTGGCCCGGATCGAACACGCCCGCCGTGGTGGGCCGGTTCGCCTTGATGGTGACTTCCCACGCGGTGAGGGTCTTCTCGAAGGAGTCGTACCCGGCGTTGTCGTACGTCGCGGTCGACTGGGTGGTGGAGTTCTCCTTAGGGGAGAAGTCCTGCATGCCCTTGAAGGGCAGCCAGGTGGTGCCGTCGGTGCTGACATCGACTTTAAAGCGGCGGGCCAGTGAAACTGACATTGGGGTGCCTCCTACGGGGCTGATTTTGGGTACAAAAAAAGCCCCACGGGTTCGTGAGGCTAGAAGGGGTGGAACGAGTGAGGCCCCCGGGTTAGCGGGGGCCTCTATTCAGTTATGGGCCTGGGTTAGTGCCGGTTGTTGAACTCCGGGCAGTACGTCGCAGTCGAGGCTCCGATGAGGAAGCCGGCGTTGGCTGCTGTGATGGCCGAGTTTTGGGCCATGATGTACGCGACTTCCCCGGCGAACGTGGTACCGGCCCGGTAGTCGTCGCAGATGCTTTTTCCGATCCGGATGCCGCCGGCGTCCGTGCCGTCGGGGAACCGTTCCCGGTACTGGGAAAGGAAGATGCTGTCATCCGGCGTGGGTGATGGCGCCGGGGTTGCGGTGCATCCCGTCAGGAGTGTAAGCGCGGCGAGTGTCCCCCAAAGTTTCTTCATGGGTTCATCGTACCGAGGAAGGCCGCGTTTTAATAGTCACCATTCCCCGCCGTCGGGGCGGTTGGCGGTCGGGGGTGCGTCGACGTCCACGAAGTAGATGTCGACCCGTTTGGACCGGCGGGATCCGTCCTGCTCCAGCGGGGCGGTGTGGTCCCGCAGGAGCTGGATGACGTTCGCGGTCCCGAAGGGCTGGTTCCGCATCCCGTGCAGGAGCTCAAAGATCGCCACGGCGGGTTCGGTCGCCCCGAACGGGTCGCCCTGTGCTCCGCGGCAGTGGACTTCGAGGATGCCGCGGCCCATCGGGATCATGGTCGCATCCGTGACGGGCGTGTAGTTCAGCACGACGCAGGTGTCGGGGGATGTCGGGTAGTCGCCGAACACGATAGCGTTCTCGGCAGGATCGTAGGCGCCGGCCGGCCGGTACACGGCAATCGACGAGTCCGAGATCATCTGCGCTATCCCGGTGAGCAGGTCTTTTTCGTAGCTCATACGCCCCTCATCCTACTCAATGACCTTGCGTAATTCTTGGGCCAGGATTTCGATGACCTTGGGGGTTTCCTGCACCACGGAGGTGGTGAGGTAGAGCCGCTCACCGACGTCGTGCCGCAGGATTTCATAGTGCTGATACCTCGCGTACGGCCCGGGGTAGACGATGTCCGCGCCGGCCGGGGTGTTCTCCACGTAGGACTCGCCCCGGAGGTTGCCGGTTTCGCCCAGCGGGGTCCGGTTGATCGCGACGCCGTGCACGTGCGTCATGGCCTTGAAGCTCGCGGCGGGGATGGCGGCGAGGACCGCGTCGGTGACCTCGTCAAGGTGGATGCTGAATGTCTCACCCATTACTTGAGGTAGATTTCGGCGTGGTCGGGGAGGTTCAGGCCGGGGGCGTCGTTGATGTTCTGCGAGATGACCCGGGAGACGCGCCCGCCGGTGGTGACTTTCGTGTCGGGGGTGAAGCGTGCCCCGTCGGCCACGGCACAGTAGAGGGTGGAGTTCGCGGTGACCTCCTGCCCGGTGCTGTCGCGGACGAGCTGGACTTTCCCTTCGAGGAAGCCGGACACGGTGACGGGGGCGGCGTACACGTCCCCCGCCGCGCCGGTCCCGGTCCGTGTCTCCACGGTGACGGTGTGCACGAAGAAACGCCCGATGCCCCTCACCCGTACACCCACACGTTCGTGGCGAGCAGGTTGTTCTGGGAGAGCTTCATCTTCGCCTCGGGGACGAGGTCGGTCAGGGACGCCGCCTTCGCCGCGGAAGCCTGCGAGGCGTCGGCGTAGGTGATGCGGGCCGAGCCGATGCCGGTCTGGGACTCAACACCTTCGACGGTGACGCCGCCGGTGAGCGGGTCAACCCCGAGGGCGGCCCACGCGGCGGCCTGGATGCACGTCACATCCTTGAGCACCTTCGCCACGGCGGGGTCGGTCGCAAGCCCCGTAAGCGGGTCCACGGCGTAGTAGGCGCCCTTCGTGGCCGCGAGCACCAGGGTCGTGGCGGAGCGCAGCAGGGGCACCGCGTTACCCGGGGCGGCGGTGCCGGTCCAGGCGGCGAGGTCCGCCGGGGCGGCGAGGGCGTCGGGGACGACGAAGTTACCGAACAAGCCGGCCATGCGGTGCTCCTAAAGTGTGGGGGTGCGCGCACCCCCATCTGGGACGGGGGTGCGCGCTAGGTGTTACTCGGCCGGGGTTTCCGGCGTTCCCTCCGGAGGATCCACGGGGGGATCGGCCGACGTTTCGGGTGTCTCCGGGGCTTCCTGACCGGCGCCGAAGCGTTCGATCAGGTCAGCCTTCGTCAACGCCTCGGCATCATCCGGGGACAGTCCCTGGACCACAGCCCAGCCGACCCATTCGGCCTTCACCGCGTTCAGCGCGGGACGGGACTCCGGCAAGGCGGGGACACCCTCCGGCCGGTCGCCCTCCACGTACGGGGTGCCGTCCGGGTGGACACGGCGCAGGTGGCCCTTGGCGAGCTTCTCCGCGATCGTCTCGTGCAGGGGCAGGGACAACTCGAAGATGCCCCCGCCCTCGCCGAGGATGTGAACCGTGTCGCCCATCAGCGGCGGT